ATATTTGAACTTCGACCGAATTCGGATAACTAAATAGTTTGACAGTAATCATTTTTACCTTGTCTTTTTCTATATTTAGCGGAAACCGTGGAACAAATAAAACAGCTTTTAGACTCTTGGCCCTTTATGACCTATCTGGTATATGGTGGCAACGACTATGTGGGCATCATACAGAATGCCGACGAGCAGATCACAACGATCTACGATTACGCCAGCTTGCGTACACCCGAGCAGAAGAAGAGATTCCTGGAATTGGGAGAGACCTGGTGGTGGGAAAGCAACAGAATCATACCCATCAATGTGTTTCTAAAAGCTGACTGGGCAGATTTCAAGTTCTGTGTGAAAACCATGAACAGCAAGGATGTAGACATCAAGGTGGGCCATCAGGTCAACCTCAAAGACATGGCCATGAAGCGCAGCAAGCGCCGTAGTATCACCCTGGTGAGGCGGGTTCCGTAGCATTAGTCAACAAATTCATGTTTACAACTACCAAATGTGCGTAGGCCACAGCATGGCTTTTCTTGAAGTAATAACCATCATCAGCAGGGCGGTCCCAGACTGTTTTAGCTACATTGGCCCATTTTTCACCTATTAGATGTCGTTTGGCTGGGCGTATCACAGCCAAAAACATGGCCATTCTGACCATACTATTAACTGCCTCGGGCATTCGAATTAGTGTGTCGTAATGAGCATTGATGTGGATTAACTGGGCACAAAATTCAGGATCGTATAGTCTATCCCATGCAGGTTCCTGTGCCATCAGCTGATCCAGATGCTGTTCACTCTGCACTCGCTGATACAAACTGACATTGAGAAAATCCAATTTGATATAGCCACGATCTTCAGCATCGTGGTGATCTATACTAGCGACACCAGTAAAGGGATCTGTGGGTATTCTGGTGGCATAAATGCCGGTATTGTGCCGGATTAACTTGCCGTCACGCTGAATTCCAGCCGGATGATGGCGTAAATGTGCCAGGGCTAGATCTCTGTTGGCAAAATCTATATCAATGTCTGATGTGAATTTCATAGTCCGGCTGTCTTTAAAATGTGTTTGACTGTCAGAGTATCTTCTGCACAATCGGCAAATCTTTTAGGCCAGTAATCTGGGTCGATCCAGGGTAATACAATACCGATTTGTTCTGCGTTGAGTCCATCCAGAAACGCAATGCCAGTATCGCAGTTACACACAACCCAAGCACTAATACGGCCAGTGCTGATGTTATAGCATATGCGGTTAGGGCTGCCATAACGGAAATAGTCACACAGACCATTTTTAAGATCAGGGTTATTACTCGCATAGTCTTCCATCTCCAGAATAGAACGTTGTACACCATCTTCCCAGGCTTCACGTTGTAGATATGTAGGCAACCATTCACCATACAATCGATCACTGCACCAGTTGTCCAGCTTGCGGTTGTTCTTGAGCAACCATTCCAGATAGTTACTGAAGTTTATGCATCGTATTTGTTGACAATAGCTGCCAAATTTCACAAAGGCATTGTAGTAGGGGCTGACAACAAAATCACTATAGCTCTTGTTTTTAGCACTACCCTGAGTAATTTCGTAGAATCTCAGATATGCCTTGAGTCCCAGTTGTACCCAGGTGCTGTTCTCCTGTTGCCATCTACGCTTGGGCTCGCACATGTGCGACGCCAACGTGGATTCACGTTTGAAATCCCGGGTACAATAGCGACAGGTAAAACTCATAGATACTCTTTGATCTTTTTATCATCCCAGCCCAGGTCCCGGGCCAATTGTTTTAAGTCATCTCGGGTATTGATCTCAGCCAACAACTGGATCTCATCATCTTTACGATTGGGATAAATTTCACGCAAAAACTTCTCGGATTTGGTATTACTGGAATCACGCTTTTTAGCGGCCAACCAATCGTGTCGTTGTGCGCCCATGCCTGGACTCACAGTGGTGGCCAGAAGCCATTGTAACTTTTTATGCTGAGTGCCATTGATGGCAAAAAAGTTTTTGTTCAACCGTTGGTTGGTACTCATGAGATAATAGGCCTGCAAGTCAGCATCGCCACGCACCGTTGCACCCCAGCGAATCATCAGAAATGGGCTGAATTTTTTACGTTCCTCTTCAGTCAGGCTGTCGTAAAAGTCACGGTTCTTGAGATCAAACTGTCGCATCTCATTGCCAATGGTTAATTTATCACTCATCTTCTGTTGGTTTTCCGTTGCTGTGTCGGTTGCGTACTTGCTCAACGTCCTGCATGGCACGTTGTTCTTGCATGGTGCGCTCGTCAAAAAACTTTCTGGGGTTGCCGCACATGATACATCTACTGCTGCCGCAGGTCATGCCTGATAACTTATGGTAACGATGTGGTGTATCATCTCCACCCAGGGTATTACCAGTCATGGGATCTCTATTGGCAAATATTACCTTACGTATACCCATCTGTCGATCGATATGTGCCAGCTTGCGATGTAATCTACGGCTGTGTTTATAACGTTCCACTTGATTGCCCATGCTATTTCCCCAGTTCATAGAGTACACGAGCACGTTCCAACGTTTCTTTTAATGCTGGATTAGTGTCGGCGGCCTGTCTGATGTCAGACCAGAGTCTGTCTTCAATTATTTTTTCTCTGGCATCATCCAGGGCCTGAGATAATTTTTTTGACATTTCTTTATCGATCGTTTTCGGATACTTGGACATTTTCCCCTCACACTGGATGCCACATTAATGGTTCGTCGCCATCTGATCGAGACAGCTCATACAGTACTATAGCACGATCAATGGCTTCTTGTAAAGCAGGATTTCGCTCACTCATTTTCAGCATGTCCATCCATTGCTGTTCACGCTGTACTCTATCCATTTCTGCTGTCAGTTCACTACTGACAGAATGTAGCTCTCGCATGGTATTGCCATTGGTTCGGCTGTACACGGTCTTGCCGCCATCGGGGCTTTCGAATATCGTTATTTCAGTTAATTTTTTCACATACACGGGTATCACCATATTAAATTATAGTTGACCACCTCACTCTGGCGGCTGATATCTTTGACAAAGTACACGCACATGGGACCGTCTACTCCGGCCTCCAGGGGTACTGCCAACATCTGGCCGGGTTTAAGTTTGGGGAAATACCATTTGACATCCTGATAGATGTCCACAATCTCAACTGGAAAGAAATCCGGCCTGAAACTGGTACGTGGATTGAACGCAAAGGCACTGAATCCACGATCATTGATGCTGGTCAGTGGCACTACTTCCAGATCACCCACATCCTTCTCACCAATCAGCAATTGCCAGTCCACCGGCATCTTGATGATCTGGTTGCCGATTCTCAGCACCAGGGCTGGGCTGTTGAAACTTTCCATGAAGATCAGCGGGATAAAGAAGTAGTCGGGCTCTTTGGGATTGCTATTATCCAATACACAAAAATTGAGTTCATCAATCTCATTGGGTATTTCGTTCATCTCGTACGATCGGTTTTCTAGGGTAAGGATTCTGATTTTAATTCTCCATGATCACTGCCAGTCCGTCTTTTCCACAGCGAAAGGATAATTCGCCTCGGTGTAGAATTTTTTACGGGCTGTTAACTGTCTTTTTGCGAACTTGCATGTGCTGGTGATGTCCCAGATTTGCACGAAGTCTTTGTCTTCGGCTCGTCTAATACCTCTGCCAATGCTTTGTATAACTCGGACAAAGCTCTTTCCGGGCTCAAAAAGAACCACATTAAAAATACGGGGCACATTAATACCCACAGCGGCCACACCGTAAGTCGCCAGAGTAATCTTGTTATCACCGGTGGCAATGTCGTCGTACTCGTCTTTACGGTCTTGGGCTTTGGTTGCACCCGATACAAATACAGCATTTGGCAATCTCTCTAGAAGCAGTTGGCCGGTTGCGATGCGGTCTATTAGTACCAGGGTATTGCCTGAGTCTTTGATTCTATCCACTAACTGAGCAATGTAATCTATTCTGGCAGGATTCTCAGTCAGGTATTTCAACTCTGCCTGATATTCCTTGTACTCCACATGGTCCACCAACTGTACTATATTTACGTGACAATTGGCCAAGTGGCCAGATTCCTGTAGAGCTGATGCACTGAGCCGACCCACTACATTGCCCAGACTACAGAAGATACTCAGCTGTTCATATTTCTCTTTGGGTACTGTTCCAGTCAGTCCCCAGCGTATGGGCACATGGGCAAATACGCCAGTCAACAGAGTCTTTAATGCGTCAGCCTTGGCCATGTGGACTTCGTCCACCATGACCAGAACTACGTCTTCAATGAATTCGTGGATGGGCACTGCTGCCTCATCATTGCGAGTATTTTTCAGCATGATGTTTAGGCTTTGCCAGGTACAGATGGTATGTTGACGACCAAACTCCTTTCGGTCACCAAAGTAAACACCCACATCCAGGCCCATGTTGATGTAGTCTGCCTCAGTCTGTGTGACCAGACTCTTGTTGGGCACAATGATGATGCTGCGACCGTAGGGCTCCACGCTCTTGCTCAGTGCTGCTGTGATGATTGTTTTACCAGCACCAGTGGCAATCTCCTGAATGCTCTGTGGATTTTGCAGGAAATTGTTGATGATCTCCACCTGATAGTCGCGAAACTTAATGGGCTCGCCAGCGGCCGGATGGCCCTTGGGCCACAGTATATGACTGAATGTGTCGGCATGGAACTCTGTAAACTCAAATTGTGTACGATATTGACGTCGATCTTCCACATCAATATCGTATCCCATGTTGTCCAGCATGGGCAGAATCTCTGGCAACAGATTGATATAGCTGCTGCCACCCAACTGAAAGAATGCTACTTTGCCGTCCCAACGACCCAATCTGACTGCTGGCTGATAACGGGCTCCGGGTATTTCAAATTTAAATGTGTCCACTAACTTTTTACGATCAGCTAGTTCCAGTCCTTCAATCTTTACATTGACCTCGTCCCGGATAATGAGTTTAACCTTCAATAGTTCTGACCTTTTTATTAGTTTGTCCCTTAGTAT